TCTTCCTTGGCAGGCCCAGCGTGAGTGGGGCTGCCGCAGAGGTGGCGAATGCGGCGCGCATTAGTAGAAGTCTGCCCTGGTTGGCGCATCCGTTCGTTCGGTGCTGGCAGTCAACCGCCTAAGCTCAGCAAGCGAGCGGTCTTCATTCTTCGCGCGGAATGCGCTCGCTTCACCCTCATCCATGTATTCGTCGGCGCAATGGCAGGCGACAAACCAAGCGAGATCCTGAAAGATCGCAGACGGGTAGGCGTCGTCAGCCCAGTAGCAAATCTGCTTGTCCCTTAGCTTCTCATTGACGTCCGCAATGGTCGCTTCGATGAGGACTGTGTCCGCAGCGTCGGCAACCTCCCCAGCCGCCAGAACCTTCAGGCGGCCAAGGACGCGGTTTCGCAATTCGGCAAGGGTACGGTCAGCCATGATCAGGCCTCAGGGTCCAGATCGCCCCAGTCATCGTCTTCCGATTTGGCGACTTGGGCTGGCTCATCAGCGATGGCGGGTTTTGCAGGCTTGCGGCCACGCTTCACCGGCTCAGCTGCAGGAGTTGCCGTCGCAGCAGGCTGGCCCTTGCCTGCCTTGCCTTCTCCGACTTCGAAATGCGAATTGCCCTGAAGCTTCTTCAGCGACACCGGGTCGAGGTCATCGACCCCGACCCAGGCGCCTTTGAGGAAGGCGAGACCGAAGGCTTGGATAACCTCCGGTCCCTCTCCGTTGCGCTTCACGTCACCGACGAAGCGCGCCCGCATTACGGGAGCACCACGAACAGCACCAGCACCACAGTGCCGGCAACGGCTGTCGCCGCACCAGCTTCCGCCGTGAACGTGATGTCTGTGTCGTATGCGAACTGACGGTCAACACCAGCCGTCAGGAAGGTGGTGTTGAGGCCACCCGCCTGACCCGTCGTCACCGCATCGAGGATGCCATCGACATCGTCGTCTGTCGTCGTCGTCGCGCGGTAGCCGATGCCGATCGTAAGCGTCGGGGAACCGTTGGAATCAAGGTCGGGAACTTCCAGATAACCCCCGACGATGCGGGAGCCGGTAGGAAGTTCACCGAGCTTGGTGACGATGCCAACCGCAAGCATTGCGGTCGTGATGGATTTCGAAAATCGAACCATCTGGATTGCCTTGCCCCCAAGACTTGAGGGCACGTCCGTCCGGTTGGACAGATCGTAGTCGATCGTTGGGAAAGCCATGTTCCCTATCCTTTCAAAATGTGAGTTAGGTCAGGGATCAGACGTCAGCGACCGCTGCGTAGTACCCGGTGACAACACCGTGATCGACCAGATCGCTGGTGTCGTCGGCGCCCGAGCCGTAACGCGACTTGTGGATGCCGCAGATTTCTTCCATCGCGACGCCGAACTTGTCGCCATAGTCGAACTCCTTGGTGCGCGACTTCCAGCGCTTGCCGATGCCGTACACGAGGGCTTGAGCGCCGCAGAGCCACATCGGCTCCACGTCGATGCCGCCGTTGCCAACGCCCGTCAGGACTTCGATGTCATCAATCTCGTGGATGATGATGCCGTCCCACAGAAGGTCGCCGCCTTGGAACAGGCGGTTGTTCTCCTGCTGCAGCGTGACTTCGCGCTGGGCTTGCTGGATCGTCGAGTTGCCCGCGAGGTTGCGGAACGAACGCGGCCCGACATACGCCTTGAAGTAACGGCGGTTCTGGCCTTCGACGCGGATGGGGCGGATCTTCCGCTTGCCGGCCGTCGTGCGCTTGGCCAGAGCCAGACGCTTCATCAGCGAAAGGGCGCCCGGGGTCAGCTTGTCGTCCGTGTTGTCGATGTTGGCGAGCGATGTCGAATGGTCGAGCGACGAACCGTTCGAACGCAGGGCGCCGAACTGGACGCGGTCGGTGTTGTCCACCAGCCACGCATCCTTCTGGGCTTCCGACGCCGTCGCATAGGAGACGCCGTTGATTGAGCCCAGCGCCGTGATGATGCGCTTCTTGGTGTTTTCCTGCGACCAATCCATGAGAACGTCGCGGGCAGCATCGCGCAGGTTGATGGCCGAGCGGTATTCGGACATCTCCGGAATGCGGATAGCCTTGCGGCGCTTGTTGATGGTGAAGTTGAAGGAGCGGGTGTCCATCTCCTCCTCATTCCCCTCAAGCATGTCGGTGCCTTCCACGCCGTCATCGTCGGACATGCGCCCGACGAGGTTGACGGTCATGTTGTCACCCTTGCCCTTGGAGAAATCCTCCTTGATCTGGATGATCGAGTTCGGCCCGGTTCCCATCACAGGCGTGAAGGGGTTCTCCTGGAAATACTCGCGGTTGTACTTGTCGTCCCACTGGGTGGGATTCAAACCCGTCGCTGGCCTGGTGTCGGCCATGGTTCATTCTCCGTGATGATGGGGAGACGGCGGCGGGCTTGGCCCGGTTAGCGCCGTCTGCTGTTGACGCTGAGGAGTTCGCTGAGCGGCGTGGGTCCGGCGTTGTTGCCGTTCACGCGCCCGCCGCCTGAGTTCGACGAAGCGAAATCATTCGGCATACGAGGCTGTTCTTGAGGTTGGTTGGGCTGAGCGTTGTGTGACGCTGCCGGCGCAGTTGCCGGGGCGGGTTGAGGCTGAGCGCCTGAGCGGGCTTTCACCAGCTTGTCGAGGTCCCAGCCATGCTCTGCGAGCTGCTGTTCGACCTGAACACGACGGAATTGCTCGATGACGAAACGGATCGGATCGGGGTGCTGGTAAACGGCCGCGTTGAATTGCGGGTTCGTCTCGCAGACATCCTCGCCCCACTTCTTGGCCTCGGCCACCTGATCAGCGCCGAACTCGCGGGTTGCTTCACGCTCTGAGTAGTAGAGGCGCGTCGCGTGCAGCTGGGGGTCAATGCTGACCTCAGGTTGCCCTTGGTGCTCGGTCTCGTCTTGGTAGGCTTCGGGCCGTTGTCCCTGCTCAAAACGACGACGCAGCTCCGCGTTTTCCCGCTCCAATGCTGTGGCGCGTTCTTCCGCAGCGCGTTTGCGCTCATCCGCAGCCTTGACGCGCGCATGGAAAGCGCGGGGCAAGCCCTTGGTTTCCGTTCCATCGTCATCAGCAGAGGCTTGCTCGGCTGATTTCTTGGGATCGGCGTCGGCTTTGGCAGGCTGTTCCGTCCTAGCTGCCGGTTGCGCGTCGTTGTCGGGTAGAGCTTCGGTATCGGTGAAGGCTTCAGGCTCATTGCTCTCGGCAATGGAACCGTTCGGCGCATCGTCCGGGCTCTTTTCCCGCTCATCGACTACACGACGAGACAGCAGGTCATCCATCGAGGTTCGTTCAGTGCTCATTAGGCGCCCTTTCGAATTGCGTTGGCGTCACGACTTCGCCCGGAGCCCGGCGGCGGCATGTGCGCCCGTTAGACGGCGGCGGCCCGTGTCACGCCCGTTGAGCCCGGCGGCGGCTACGAAAAAGGCCCGCCGGTTAGGGCGAGCCTCGGTGTTCTTTTGGCTGTGCGGCGCGTTACGCGGCCAGCAACAGCACGATAATTGTTTCTTCCTCACGACGTCGCGTCGCTTCGATCTCTGCGGCTTGCAGCGCCGCTTGTAGCTTGGCCTCACGCTGCAATGCTACGAACGCACGTTCCGCAGCCAGCGCAGCCTCGATGGCCGCGAGATCAACCGTCTCGACCGGTGCGCGCTGTGTCTGCCGTGTAGGCTTCGCAGGCGGTGTCGCGATCGGCTCAGGTAGGCGCCATGGTGCGCTCGGAACCCTGGGAACTACCGGAAGATCAAGAACCTCTGGAGGCGTAGTGACCGTTGCTCCCCGCTCCTGCGGGTCTTTCCAGCCAGCCAGGCGGTCGGCGTGCTCGCGCAGCGCCCGCTCGGCTCTCTCCCGCTGTTCGCGGTACTTCTTGATCTCTTCGGGACGTGCTGGCCGTTGCGCGGGGCTCCCGTCATCCGCGAGGGTTGTTACAGTAGCTGTCAGCTCACCCGAGAAGCTGGACGAACCAGCAAAGCTGCCAGACAGGGCGTTGGGATCGGCGTCAGTTTCCTGACCGCCCATCGCCTTGAAGAAAACGGCCGCGAAATACTCGGATGAGAAGAAGTTAGCCATCAGTCGAGGTCGTAAGTTATCGACGTTCTATTGCCCGCAGAATCGACGTCCGCTGTGATCCGGTCGACGCCATCCACAACCGCATTCCTGATCGTGATCGTCGACGTGCCCCCGCCGCTGATCTTGCCAGCCGTCGCTGCTGTTACTAGCCGCAGCGCCTGTCTCAGCGTCAGGCCGCTTTCAACGTCCTCCTGATCCAGCAGGTAGCTCGAGAAGCCCGCAGCCTCCAGCGTGACGGCCGGGGCGAATGATCCCGCAATTGATCCCGTCGCGTACCGGATCGCTTCGAACGACGCGACACCAGCAAATGACCCAACCGCGTGCGCAATTGCCGTGGTCGAACC